GAAATACATAGTCGCGCCAGCAACATCACAAGTAAAGATTGGGTTGTATCCAGAATCTACATTACCCCTGAATGCTTCAGTTGCTCCTGCCATAGCAGACAGAAACTTTTGTGCTGTCGCTGCTTTTGTTACTAGACGAAGAGGAACACTATCAGCATCAGCAGAACCATCCAAAGTTACTAAAGGAGTGTCAGCCGACCAGTTTGTTCCTGCTCCAGTAAGAGAAAGAATAGGTGTTGCCCTGGCTCCAGATGGTGTTGCTGTAAAACTGAATTCTGTAGCTGTTCCTGTTCCTGTTCCACTAGCTGAACCAAGATTAGTTAGAGCCATACCGGCAGCTTGACCGGCTAGACTAGCAAGACCGATAGCACCTAGACTATTTGCATCGTTGTTTTTTCTAAGAACTTCCTCAAGAGTAGGAATTGAGGATCTACGTGTAGTCATTTTTCAGATCCTCCCTTACCATGACCGTCTCTGGTCTATTGTCCAATCGCCTGTATTAGCTCCTGTATTGGCTACTACTTGAATTCGTAACCAAGTAAATGGACAAGCTGTATCAATAACCCAAATATCTTCTGCAGGAGCTGCAGCTGCTTGAAGATTAGCTACACCGAATAAATCATTAGTTACGTCTTGCCATCTAGTCACTGCTGCACCTGTAGCTGCATCTTCTACTGTGCCATCTAGGGTTACAGTAACTGTGCCGGCTACACAATCTAGAAGCATTTGGATTGTAGCATAATGATAATCTCGCATATCGAGATAATAGTTATATGTCGCGTCAATTCCGTTAGTTACATTAGCAACAATAGTTTCATCTGCTGCAAGGAGAGGACTATCAGAAGCTTCAATTACACGAAGAGTACCTGCGCCAGCAACTCCTGCATTAGTTTCTACTAGATTGCCATTCCAACGAGTAACATCAAGGTTATTGATAGTCACGCCGCTAACTGTTATTTCAGTATCAACTCGTAATAGATACTGACCTGGCGCTAACGGATCTTCAAGCGCTGCAATAGGAACTTCTATTCCTGAATCAGTAACTCCCCGGATAATGAATTTGCCAGGGAAATCGCCTAGTCTGCTCATTCTGTTCTCCTTGCCCTCACGAACCTTATTGTAGCGTAGAACAACGATCTAACAACTAAATATAGATCGTAAGGGTCCTCCCAGACACACTTAGCCGCTTCGGAAGATCACTTGCATAATCAGGTAATCCGATTACAGGATCATCAGTTACAGGCTCAGCAACTACTTTTACTCGGTCAAGAGTTACAGAAGTAGGATCCAGAATCTTGGTAAAAGTTACAGAGATAGGATTGATTCTTGTTACATCAAGATTGAAATCTCTATTCGCTGGATCTGTTTCTAATACAGCAAAAGTAGCATCTACTCCTGAACTAAGAATAGGCGATCCAATAACTGAAGTCGAAGCAGCAGTAGGAAGAGTTTGTATACTTCCACTACCAGTTTCAAATGACCATTTAACTAATCCTTCTGCTTCATCTGGCACTTTAACTACTACTGAGAATTGGTCACCTACTGCAAAAGTACCAGTAGAACCAAAAGAAATAGTTACGCCATCAACCAATATTTTCTGCGAAATACCTGTAATGAAAGGACCATATTGGACTGATGGATTAGAAGCTCGCCACCATTTATATGTAGCTGTTCCTACTGCTCCAAGAACTTCTATTTGTGCCATATAGACATCAGTAGCAACAGAACCAGTATAACTTCCACCAAAAGTACATGTCGCAGAACCAACACCAGCTGTCTTTCGTGTATCAAAAACACTACGTTTCCGAATACCTATATTGCCACCCTCATCCATACCAACAAGACGAGGATAATAGGTTGTTCGAGATACATAAGGGTTTGTCGGCGCAAAAGTCATCTTTGTGCGGAATGAATTTCCTGCACCTGAATAATCAAATCCACTATAAGCAGAAGGGTCTGATATATTCACTCGTGAAAAAGAAATAGTCCCTGCAACAAGACCACCTTCACTCATAGACCTGAAAAGATTAAGAGATTCAGTATCCGAAGAAAAAGCAGATGGCCGCGACCATAACATAAGATCCGGACCAGACCAGTTCTCTTGATTAGGTCCTTCAACAAAGAAATTGTCTTCAATGGACGGCTCATCCATCTCTGTAGAAAAAATAACTGTAATACTCGTCCTAAGAGGTATACCTGTCGCAGCATCTGTAGGATAAACACTGTCAATCAGATCTACAAGATCAACTGTTGCCAAACTATACCACAGCCTCCCGCCTTACATTACCATCTTGATCAAACACCAAATTGACTACTTCAACTGGCTCCTCAACTACTCCTTGGGCTAAACGAGGAATAGTATTATTAGCTGGAGTAAACTGTTTTGAAACTCTGTCTTCTAACTCACGTATCTTTCCTTTCAGAACTTCAATAACAGGAGGACGAGAACGCTTCTTCTCCTCTTCTTGTTTCAAAGCAATCTTAAGCAATTCAAGACGATCTATTCCCATCTCTTGAACCGCTGGAGCAATCGTTGGTAACCTCTTACGAAGAAGTTCTTTCGCTTTGGCCCCGAGTTGTTCTCTGGTGAGCTGTCTTTTGACAAGACCGGTCTGGATTGGTTCTGGAAGTTTAGGCGTTGCTGATATAACTGTTGGGGCACGAAAAAGCGGATGGTCTACAGGAACCTTCACCTCCTGTACTGTAGGTTGAGTTGTCCTGGCTACTTCAGGGAAAGTCACTCCATAAGGAAGTAGAATATGTTGTTGTAAAACAGCTAATCGAAGAATCTGGTGTTGTTCGCCAGATAATTCATCCCAATCCAACATCTTTGGTCCAGGGTCTTTGAATGACATACTTAAATCTGGCCGGTCTTTCAAAAACCAGAGACCCTTCTTCTCTTGATTCAAAGTAATCTCAAAAATTAGACCCATGAGATACTATCCTTTCTTAGCTAGTTAAGACACAACAGACACACCTGAATTTTAACACAGAGGAGAGAAAAAGAAAGGCCGGAGTTACCCCCGGCCTCTCTTATAGTCACCTAGCTACTACCGAGAACTAGAGCACCGAAGCAGTCATGGCAATCGGAGCCAGAGCACTACCACTCACGTCGATAGAAGCCGTCGCAGGTAGTACAATCTCGTTAGGCACAACATGGACATTCTTCAGAACGCCAATGCCTTGACCTTCCTCAAGCACTACCGTTGCATAACGCTCACGAACCTTGATCTTCCGCATATCCCGTGCAGGATCATCGAAATCCTCAGTTGTCGGATCCTCATCCTGTAGAATTGCGCCAACTACACTAGCATCACAGATGATAATGTCAGTTAGCTTATTCCGAGGATCAAAAGGAACCAGAGGACTTACGATAATACGTAGAGGATGCGGCCACCGGTCTGGCAGATTAGGCTTGCTTGTCAGAGTCTGGTTATAAGCCTTTTCCGCTGTAGGTGTCGAACCAGCAGCATTACCACCAGGCATAATGAACTGTCCCGAACCCGGACCAGCCATTCCACCCATATGACCACCAAATGGATTGGTGTTTTGAGCATTCCCTGTCCAAGTTCCGAAGAAAGTTCCTCCACCAGCTGCAAGAGCAAATGCCCGCAGATAAGGATCCTTCAGGAACATAGCAAATGCCAGAGGATGCATGACCAGCGTATTAGGCTGGAAACCCTGGGTCATAATCTGAACCCAAGCATCCATCAGGTCATCAAGAGTCAGAGAACCGTTCGGGTTACCTTGAAGATCTCGACCATGCAGCACGCCAAACAGAGAACCGGCAGGAGTAGCATTGTCGAAACAACGCACACCAATCGAGATCATCTGAGTAGCACACTTCCACTCCTTCCGTCTAGCCAGAGCCTGACCAGCCTTCCGAAGTAGCATCCCAATCACATCAAACTGGGAGTAACGAATCATTTCCTCTGTCACTTTGACAGCGAGACCGGACTTCCCGATCTGAGCTGTCACTGTGCTTCCATTCCAGTCAGGTGTCCGTTCTGGATACTCACCACCTTCTGGGATGTCTTGAGCATACAGAGCTCCAATTGTGGGGAATTGGATAATCTGTGATCCATGTTGGAATCGCAGGGTTGTGAACAGCTGGCTAATCACTAGATTCGGCTCAACTGCATCACGAACTACTGTCTCGATCACCTTCCGCAGAAGAGGAGTCGAGTTAGGAGTAGCAATAACGTCCTTCAGTTCAAGACGTTCGCCATCCTCTAGCAGGGGACCCTTACCATCCACAAAAGCTTGCAGATAGTCTGTAAAGGTTAGACCCCGACCATCCTTTAGACTTTCCACTCGCCCGTTATCAGCAGTGGTCTGAACATTCTCACTCATCTATACTTCCTCCTTCTAGGATCAGTGATCTTATCGGTTGAACAGGTTAATCCGAACAATCAGATTCGACCCGCCAGCATAATGCACCTTGATCGGCACACCACCAGTCGCAGTACCAGCAGTCTGGTCATACTGACCTGTGTAACCAGGTAGAGCACCAGTCGCTGAAGAGTTCAGCGGTGGAGTATAAGCACTCATCACGCGATCCAGGTAATCCCTAGGAAGCGTATGAATTGCCCAAACCTGTCCCATCGTGTCAGACACATCAGGAGCTGCATCCACTGCCCAGTTACCATTAGCATCAGCCTGCACAAAGTCACCAGGATTCAGATCGCCTACCGCACATGCAAACACACTCACAGTACCAGGAGCAGCCGCATAGTGGTAGTAAGCTACCTGATAGACGTTAGCTAGAATAGTAGCTGTTCCGAACACACTAATTACACCAGTTGTCAGGTTGATAAACCAATCGCCTGCTCGAAGAATCAGCGCACGACTTGTTACCTGATTAGCAAACCGAGTAGCTGCGTCAGTTCCTGTTCCGTTAGTGAAGGCAATAGGTGTCCGCACTGTATTAGCTGCCACAGGCAGGTTAGCCAGAGCCGCACCATCAAGAATGTTCACACCAGCAGCCTTGGTCAGCTGGCCAAGGTTAGTAGCTGTTTGCTGTGCTGGAACGAGAGGCATCTCGATATAGGCATCAGTTAGAACAGCAACTAGATGTTGTAGACGGAAGTTGTGCTCTCTGAAAGCTACCGGGTTAGACCCGTCATCCAGAGCCGAAGCATCTCCGAAGTCCTGGAAGTAGTCATACAGAGCCACACCAATTGGGTGAGACAGAGCAATAGCCTCAGCTGTCCGACCCATAAAGTTAGGCACACCACCAGCATTCAGAGTCACGTTCTTGGCACCTGTTACCGCAACACCTGTAGTTACATCAATAACCCCTTGGGCTACGTCAGTAGCTGTATAGGCAATTGTGGTTCCAGCCAGACCTGAAGGCACAACTCGACCATCGTTGTCTAATCCAACAATCTTGCCGGCCATAAGAGTCTTGTAGACCTCATAGTGCTTATCATACAGCTTCACAGGAAGCCACGCAGCAACACGAAGTTCCTCAGCAGGAACAATACCCTCTGACACAACAAAGTCAGGAGTAATATTACCTACGTGATCCCAAACCTTGTGGGTTCCGCTGTACTGACCTAGAGCATTGACACTCATACTATAGTCCTCCTTATTTTTCTCTAGCCACGCGCAAGACTACGCGGGATGACACCTTGTTCAATTAGTTGTAGTCGATAAGCTTCCATAGCATCTCTGCCATATGACATCCGAATTCTTAGAAGCTCAGTAAGAATCTGCTCAGTCTCCTTTGCACTAAGAGGATTAGCCTGATCTGCTAAAACCGCTCCACCTTCTGTCGGATCTGGAATGTGTGTTTCAACCGTAGGCATATTCGCTAACCCACTGTTCAATCTACCAGCAATTTCTTTCATGTCAAGTGCCGAACACAACTCTTCTGCTTTGCTATCAAGGGCTTGCAGGTCTAGACCTCGTAGTTCCTCTTCATCTTGAACTTCTTCGCCCTTCAGTAAGAGAAAATCATTAATCCGCTGAACCTTGATGTCTTTCAAAAGACCCAGAGTTTCTGCATAGTTATCTTCTGCAGTCTCTAGTTCTGTTCGAAGCTGAATGATTTCATTGTCGGCAGAATCAAAATTCATTTGAAGTTCATCCAGCCGCTTCTCAAATTCTGTGCAAGTTCCGCAATCTTGTTCGTCAAGAATTCTTTCATCAACAAGTCGCTGCACAAGTCGGTCATACAGAACCTGTACTTGTTCAGCAGTTAACTTCTGAACCATGTCGTCAGCACAGAAAGAATCAGTCTGCTTTGCATCTTTCTTTTTACTGTCACAACCAAGAGCCTTTGCCTTTCTCGCTATACAAGCAAGAATCTTACTCTTATCCCCTGGACCCTTATAACGACCAATTAAACGCCGACCTGCAACCACATGAGCGCAGTCAGGTATCGGGAAACTTCTTCCAGGACCGCAGAAAGTAGATGATTTTAAGGACTTACGCTGCTTGGTAGACAGCTTGGCATCTTTCATTTCTTCATCTTCGCACATTAAATCATAGAGTTTATCTGCTACTTCCTCTGTGATATGTTCCGCATCAAAGGCTACAATGCTATCAAGGAAGTCGGGCGTTTCAGCATCATCTGTATTAGACTCTGAAGTCTCAGTTGTCGTATCAGCAGAAGTACTAGTATCAGCCGCATCTACTACTGGAGGTGGCTCTACTGCAGGAGGTTCAGTTGCTGAAGCAGCTGTACTATCACGAGTAATAGCATATCCCTTGGGCACTTTCACTCCTTGAGCTGGTAGAGTCTGATCTAATCCATCCTTTGGCCAATTCAGACTATCATTGAAGCCGCTCTCGTCTGCAAGGACGTGAATCTTCGCATGAAACTTGACCATAGCAGGGGTGAGAGAATCTACACCATCCCAACTAGCAACAGAATGAAGAGCACTATGCGCGCGAATGAAGAAAGTCTTCTCTTCAATACTCTCTGGCTTGAAAGCATCTACTTGCTTTAGCAGATCCTTTTCTTCTTTGGCTAGAAGATCAGCTACTAGTTGACGATCTTCCTTTTGCTCTTCGGTCTGAGTCTTATCTGTATTGACAGCAGCCATAATGTCCTGCACCTCCTGCAATTGATCTTTTACTTCGTAAACATTGATATGGTTTATATCGCTGAGAGAGGTCATGAAGTCTTCATCCCGACTGACAGCCCAAACACTACTGGCCAGCTGTAAACAATCAGATAGCTTCTGCCGCGATGAATGAACCAGACCATCTCTCAGACGAGTCTCACTCGTAACTTCTAAAGTAGAGAATTGATTACCAGGAACTGGTGTTCCAGTCACTTCTAAATAATCAAAAGCCCCGTAGATATAGAAGTTTTTGTAGTTAATTCCGTCGAGCTCTACTTTTTGACCTCGTTTATGACCACAAGCTGCATCAGCTAGACTAGCTCGACAATGCATACAAATCACATCATCAGTTTGTGCTGCTGCTGAAACTGTCAGAATACGTTCATCAAGAATCTTTTGAATAGACTCTGGGTCAACTACTTTTACTAAAAGCTCTATATACCCAAGACCTTCCCAATTCTTATCTTGCAGCAAACCATATTTCAATAGCCGACGAATACCTGCAAAAAGTTGCTCACGCCCATTATCTCGAACTAACCCTCTGACATTATTGAGAGAATCCTTAGTAAGAAGAGAATAATTATCTGAAGTATCGACAAAGCGAGCATCAACTACTCTACCCATAGGGTCATTAGGCTGGTCACTATCGGGGTCGAAGTGTTTAGGGAGAAATGGCTTTGGATATGGCTTCAGCCAAGTAGAAGTACCATCCTGCATACGAAAAGGTACATAGAAATTGAAGTTTGTGATTTTGGCAGCATGAGTAGCTTTCATCTTAATCATGAGCTGTTGAGGCCCATGAGATTTTAGATACTCGGCGTCAAATAACTTCAGCTTCTCAGATACTAAATCTGGAAGCTTGATACCAAACTGGTCACGAATTAGAAACTCTGACACTACTTACCTCCAGTAGTTGTCTTACAAATAGCCCAAGCAGCACTTTCAACTTTCTTCTCAGACCATGTAGGATGTTTCTTCGCTAGACTCACCTTTACCTGCTTTACGCAGCTTTCTGTTTTTGCCCCGTCTGCGAGGTCTTCTTCAGGCTCATTATGAAATACTTCCAACTGAATATCACACTGACATCCAGGATGAAACGGTGGAAGAATATCAGGATTGTAATACGCGCTATTCACATCAGTCACAATAAACGACTCTTCATGCATATTACAGGTCTCACAAGCTCCATCCTGTGCCACAAAAGTAATAAGCGGGATACGGTCCTTACTGATATCATGCATTTTCAGTTGTCTATTCTTTCCCGCTACTACTGTTCCCGGTTGTAATCCCTGCTGAATCAGCCAAGTAATTACACGCCCCTGAGCAAAAGCACGATTAGGTTCTACATGTGCCAGAAAATCAGTCCGATATTCCAAAGAATCAAAGCGATCTTTGACCGCTAACTCCAAAGTGATTTTACCATCGCGGACTTTCTTGTCAACGTGAGCTCTTTTGATACCATGAAATAGACTATCCCGTAATCTCTTAGTATACGTCTCTATCCGATTATCCATATGTCGGAAAGCATGTAAAGGAATAGTCTTGGCTCGAATATCTTCTTTCTGAGCTCCATCTCTATAAGCTCTATGTGTATGAAACTTCAAAGTATTAGCCATTGATTCTCGACCAGCTTCAAGAAGTTGGAATACATGGTCGATATCTCTTTGAACAGGAGCTCTCTTCAAAGTCCTGTAGAAATCAATCACCTCGAGAGACATCTGTTTGTAAGCATCACTGATGATATTGTCAGTCCCATATTTCTTACGCGGATGTACAGTAGACCCATGAGCTTCAAGGGAGGGAACAGAAGATGGGCCGTAAGTATAAGTTTGAGGCAATTTACTATACTGATGTGGCACACTATCATATACATCTAGTTCATCACGCTTACGTGTAGGTACACTTGAACCGTGTTGATTTTTTGGTTTCACTTTGCGCGAAATGTTAGTCTTTGGCGAACTACTTGTCTTTTTGGTCCCTCCTGAAGGAGAAGAGACTTTCTTCAAAGCCTGTTCTCTCTTCATCATCTCTTGTTTACTCTTCTCTAAATCAGGCTCATTAACTGCCGACCCCTTACTTCGGGCTAGCTCCAAAGCGGCGGGACTCCATGGTTCATCGACCGCTTGAATAAGAGCCTTCGGCTTTTCAATAAGATTCCAATACATCTCGTCCCAAATAGGATCTCCATCTTCAGGACGTAAAGGGTCCATACCAAGCTTCTGTCGCAATTCAGAAATGGAAATACCATTCTTCAAGAATGTATCTAACCAATGATTCTCCATCTTTACGAGATAATCATGGTCAATTTCTCGCCAACTCAACTTTACTTGATTCTCTTCATCAAGGAGAGTATTCAAGTCTGTAAAGGTAGACTCAAGAAGAAGCTCGGAAACTATTTCTTCTTGAACTCCATGTTTCAAGACTAACTGAATATCTTTGACTCCATCAATCAAAGCACGAGAGAGACTTTCTCCTGTGTTTCGGTTTGTAGTATCTGCAATACCAACATCAATAGAAGAAACTCCTAGACCACCAAGAACACGATTCAAGAAATGCTTCAGATATCCTTCAGCAGTCATCTGCTTGCCTTTGATACCTAACAGCTCAATCTTATGCCGATGAGGAGTAACAATTCCTCCTTCTGCTGTCATTTCTTGTAGTTGACTTTGCACTACTTCAATTTCATCTTGTCCGTCTTCAGTAGTTCCAGCAGGAGCTTCATCTGTACCTACTTGATAATGGAAGAGAGGAAAGAGATACTGGTAGAGCATCATTTCGATATTCTCTTCTAGTTTACGAAGAGCTCGAATATCATCAGCTACAGAGACAGTAAGAGGAGTTCCATAATAGAACCCTTGTTTCTTATCAACAGTGAAATGAATTACATCTTCAGCAGCAAAAAGACGATATCGACCATCAGGAAGAACTTGCCGCCATTGAATAATCTTATCGTCCTTAACTTGCGGCTGCATCGTTGAAGGATGAGCAGGAAAATAAGCCGCCACAGGCTTGACATCCTTCCCTCCCAGAATCTTCCTCTTTCGCCCACCCGATGCTTTTTCATCTCGAACCTTTACTAAGAAAGCATTATGACAAGTTACCAAATCTCTGAATAGTTTCCGGACCATAAGTTCTGTAGGAAGCTTTGAAACAAAAGCTATTTGAGATAACCGAAGACGAAGATAGCGAAGAGCCTTTTTGTTCTTGCTAGTGAATTCATAACCATGTTTGAAAGCTAATGCAACTTTCTTTTTAACTGCCTGGTTGGCAAAAGATTCTGTATCAATAATCCGATAAGGCTCGACAAGATCATATTCGGGCTTAATCCAGCCACCTTGGTCTACAGTTGTATAATGAAAAGACTGTAATGGAGAACGAACTGCTCTCATCTTTGTTGTAGGGAAAGTAGCTAAAGAGGTAGATTCTTTCTTCTTTTTCGGCACATCCGTTGTAATATCAAAAGGTACCCCTACAGGAAGAGGATGATTAGTGATTTCGAGCCTTGTGCCTCGCCTAAATAGCCCCACTATTGCCTCCTAAGTCGATGCATCCCGTAACCAATCTTCAACTGTGGAGTCATCGCCTCCTGCAAACATCTTAGCTAACTCCGGACACTTAAACGAGATTTGTGCCGTAGCTGCTTTACTGAGTCTATCACTGATTGGATTTCTGTCACCTTTACCATCTTCTTCTGTCAGCCCTTGTTGAGTTGCTCCTATAGAAGCACTTTCATCACTCTCTGTCCCGAATAATTTACCGGCAGCTTCTTCAAGAGCAGATGAGTCAGGGAAAGGTATCCATTTGACATCTAATCCTTCATCTGACATTGAAAAATCAGGTCCAGTATTATAGATTGCCCCGGTCATATAATCCTTGAGAGCACCCATGAAATTCGAGAAAGTATCATCTGGACCAATACAAGAAAGAATACCTCCCCGAGTACCACCTCTATTAGCATCCCAACTCATCCGTTTCCAGGCTTTAGTCGTAAAGAACTCAATAAAGAATCTTATGATTCCAATCACTCGAGCTAGAGCTACTTTAGCTCTTGTGAAATCAATAATTTTGAAACGACTAGACTGGCCAAAAGTAAAGAAAGATAGAATCGCTTCCCCTATCTTCTTTAACTCAGATTGAAGTGCCTGTTGAGCTGACCTAATCATTTCAAGGATAAGCTCTAAACTCTTCCCCATGCCTTCAGTTAAATCTCGAATACCACCTACAGCAGTCTCTCGAACCTTACGAACATCTTTCCCAAATTCTGATGCTTCTTCTCCAAAAACTGCCAAGACCTTATCTAAATGAGCAGGAAACAATTTCTGAATCATCGACACTAAAGACTCTTCAATACAAATAACTGTCCCAAACAACTGTTCAAGATATCTAGTCAGAACAGCATAAACAGTTAGAAGGAAAGGAAGATAGAACATCATTCCAATCCAAAAACCTGGAATGATTCCAATATTTAACAGAGCATCAAGATTCCATTTCGTCATAAGATAGATAAGAAAAAGAATCAAAGTAGCTAAGTCTGGAACACACTGGAACGAAAGAAACTGAAATAGACGACAAAGGTCTTCATAAATATCTACATTAGTGAATAAGTCTAGAGCATCTAGAAGCCATTTGAGTCTATTAATGAGTTCTCGATAAAGTTTTTCCAGGATATCTTCTACAAAGAAATATGTTCCTGGCTTTATTGCAACAAATCTTTGCCAACAAGGGACACAATCTTTTACCCAGGATTCAAAATATTCAGCACTCGTTGGCCCACTACTTCCTGAATCTGAAGACGCTTGTTCCGCAGGTCCTGGACTTTCTGGCATTAATGCAGGGTCAACCCCTATCTTGGACACTCCATCTAAAGCAATATCTTCCAGAGCTTGAGAACCGCCAGTAGTAATCTGGTCCATCAAAGCTTGATTAGGAGTAAAAGCTTCTTGCCAGACTTTCATTTCATCAGTAGTCAATTGAGTAGCCCGTGCTACAGGAACATATGCACTTAGTTCGCTAGTACTGAGAGTAGACCCTTCTTCAAAAGCTTGGATAAGAAGAGTAGCATCTTGAATACGCTGGAGAGATTCAGCCATTAGATATCAGCTCCTGCTGCTTGCAAACCCTTCTTCAATAATCCAGTAGGGTCAATAGTATCCAAAACTAGCCCAATCATCTTCAAGACTAGATTCTTCTGTTGCTCTTCTTCTGATTCAATAGTCGGTAATTCAAGAGGAGCAAACTTGGAAAAATCAATAACACCATCTTTGGGAATAGCATTGTTTAGAATAGACGCTGGATTAAAGGCATTATTAAGGTCACCACCAACAGCAGCCAGAATATCGTCAGCCGAAACATTAGCATTCGCCGCATGGTCTTGCATGGACTTGCCCATAATAGCAAGACAAGACCTGTACATAGGATAAGTAATAACGCCTGTCCGCGTACCAAATAATCTTTCTTCAGCATCAAGAAGAGCTGTTGTCTTCTTATGTATCTTCTCACTATCTATCGAGAAATCCTTCAGCTTGAGTTCAAATTGACGATCTACTGCCTTGGATAATCTCTCTACCTGTTTACTCATATTGTAGATCTTCTGAAACTGATCTACTCCACTAATATCTTGTTCCTCAGGAGGCTTTGGCGGAGGTACACCATCTGCAATTCTGGCAGGGTCATCTGTCTGTCGCCGCTCTACATGTGGAGGAGGACTCTTTCTAGTAAGCAGTTCTCTACTAATTTCATCAAGGTCTTCCCAGGCCATTTATGCAGTCCTCCATCCTGTATCCATCCGCTTCCCCTCTATTCTGACCTGAATAGACCTAATCATCTCCACCGAAGCATAACCAGGAACATGTAATCTTAACCAAAAAGGAAGATAAGTCTGCAAACCACCATCATAGTTATTGAACTCGTTAATAATATCGCCAACATAGATAGTATTACCTGTAGCTATAGCATTCCATTCTGTACTTGTTGGTCTACTATCTCCTGTTCTCAATTTCCAATAGAAGCCATCAGTAAACAAAGTAGCTTGGATTGGACAATAGAGACTGACAGAAATCCCTGAACTGACAACACTACCTGCAACAACAGCTCCATCTAATCCGAGATAGGCATGAACTTCATCATTGGTCCCGATATAGAGACGACAGTCTTTACTGCCACCAGTAACACCATCAAAGACCATTAGAAATGGTTTTGTCCAATCGTCTCCAAGAGAAACTCTTGCAGATTGTTTTGGCTCTGTATATAACCCAAGACCTAGCTTTGGATTGATAAGCAAAGATTCCTCCTAGAAAGCAGCTCGTCGAGAAGGAGCATTTCGTTTTCCAAATAAACCTCCCCTACGACTTTTTGCTTTTCGTTCAGGTCGAGGCATATCTCTTTCAAATCCTGGCCAGCTCCAAATTCTTACAGGACCTGATGTCTTACCTGGAATTGCTGGAGTAAGAAGATTAGTTGACTCCAAACTTCTTTCAGAAGGAGCACTTTCTTTTCTTTGCTCCGATAATCGTTTCTTCTTCTGCTCGCGTATGACCTGTACACTATAAATGTTTGTCTCATCACCCTTAGGCATATTACCCTGTTCTACAATTTCATTCAACGATTTACCGATGAAAGAAACATTAGCCGAAAATCTAGGTTTGCCAAGAGGTTGATATTCCATAGTAAAAGCTAAAAGAGCAAGATTTAGAGCATCAATATCATGGTCACCGGCTTCTTTATTTTGTGCTTCATATACTGGTTGACCAGATTGAGTAACGCGAGCAACAATATAACCTAGTAACTGACGCTGTAAATCTTGGTCTGTAGCGGGAATTTCTAGAAAGCCATGTTCGAAATAGCGTTGTGAGTTTTCTACTAGATAGGCTTTCGCGGGACGAGATATCTTGGCCATAGTAATAGGATCATAAGTCTCAACCTTACCGCCAAAATGAAAACCTTTTACAATATCTCTAAGCTTCGAGTCAGGATGATTAGGTCCATAATCAGGATGACGAAGAGCTCTAGCTCCTTCATAATGAAGCATCTCTATCTGTCCAGCTCCATATCCCTGGTCAACATAAATATAGGCTGGTCGCCAAAAGATATTGACTTCCTTAATCTTTTTCATCGCCGCTATCATTGTCCAACCAGCTCGACTGACTGTATACTTTGCAACAACACGGAACTTGAGAGAAGCAGGGTCCTGACCGACTACAACAATTCGTGTTCCAATTTCTGTATCATTCCAGTCAACCCCGACACAATAAATCCAACCTTTCTCCGGCTTCTGTGTCTCATATCCATAATCAGTTAAAGCTGCTTCAACATACTGTCTTTGATAGACACCTTCAGCTTGCTCACCAAAAAGCCCAAGAATCTCGTGAAGATACCCCAACTGGGTAAATTCTCTTTTGAATTGTTCGTCAATTTCTTGAGTCCAATGAGGGTTAACATGAGAAGGAAAATGGAATTCTTTATATCCTTCATTTTCTTGACAGAACTGCCAGAATTTTTCTCTACGGCCAGTAGGAGTACTGGAAGCCCAGACAGTAGCATCTGGGAAGTTTGTTGTTCCAGCAATAGCTGAATCAAGGTCTTTAGACCCTAAATAGTCAGCCTCATCGAAAAGAAGTAAAGGTACTGGTTGACCACGAGCTGAATTAGCTTCTCCTCCTGACTTAGCTCCAGAAGAAAGACCAAGAACAGTAGACCCACTAGCTAACTCTATTTCATGATGAGGACCTTTAACATTGCGAACAACAGCATTATCAAGACCAGGCGACCTACGTAAAAAAGTAGACATCCTGTCAAACAAAAGATCAACTTGTACTTTATAAGGAGCAATTACTAACGCACGAAACTCAAGCTTGGTAAAAAGCTGGAAAAGAGCAAAGATTACCAATACCTCTGTCTTCCCAATTTGTCTACCCGTACGAGAAGCTTTTCTTCTACTCGTACATCTAAGCATCTCTTTTTGATACCAGCGAGCTTCCCAGCCAAAATTGACTTTGGCCCAGGTAACTGGGTCTACAGAAGCAATTAGATTTTGTTGTTCTGCTTCGGAATAGCCTTCAAGAATAGAAGCCGGAATGTATTCAAGAGGAATACCGGTACAAGGAATTTTCCATACCTTAGTCCGCGACCCATATTTTTCATTATATTGTTCTACACATTTCGTACAAACAGGATCGCATTTAGCTAAATTGAAAGGAGGGAGAATAAGATTAGACATCTAGTTTCCAATGCACAATTAGTATTTCAAAGCTTTAATAGGAGTATATGCCTTTGTATAGTTATGTTTGAGATATTTCCAGGAAGAACTACCTAAAGCAAGCAGATAATCAGAGAAACCAAACTTGCTTCCCTTAAAACGCCCAGCCCGCCAAGCATTAACTCCTCCTCGACCTAAAGCTCCATAACCTCCTGCCGCTCCTGCCAAAGTACGCATTGTACTATAAGCACCACCATACAATGCTCCTGTTATAGCTCCGCCAGTCATTGTTTCTCGATTACTTACCATCCCATAGGCAGCACCAATACCTGCACCCCAGGTCATTCGTCTACCTAAACCTGTTTTATAGATAGCGTCTGCTACTCCAGTTCCATATTTCCATGCTCGACCTATCATTTTTCCCTCCTAGCCTCCTGAATTGTAACGCAATTCGTCACATCGGGCAAACAGACTAGAGATGCATTAGCTGAGCTTCGGTACCAAGCGCTCCTCTAACTGCTCCATGACTACGTTGCATTTCCATTAAAGACCTCTGTCGCATAGTCGAAATAGTGCCAAATTGGTCATCAATGGGCATACCGCCAAAATCAAAACGCCGGGCTGCTCTAGTTCTTCTTGCTCCATATTCAAGAGCTTTGTATCCTCCATATCCCACTCCAGCTGCTATAGCAACAGGAACAGCATAGCCAATAAAAGGTTTGACAGCCGTAAAAGCAACATCAATAGCTGCCCATTCTGCTACAGAAACTGCTGTTTCTTTCCCTACTCCCCATAATCCTTCTCTTTTCCATCCTCCATAAGCAGCATGAAGAGTAAAGCCCAAACCAAGTGCCGGGCCTAATAGTCCTCGTGCAGCTCCTCTGACAGCCCCAAATGTTCCAGCCCCGCCAGCACGAGCTGCTTTGTACATAGCAGCTCTTTCACCAAGACCTCCCATAAATCGCCAAGTACCTTGACGACCGATTTGAGCTGCATGTAATTGTTTGGCCGACATACCAATTCCGGCCTGAATACCTCCAGTAGGAACAAACTGATCACCAAGAGCAGATAGAGCTCCACTTTTAGCTGCCATCCCATACTTAGAAATACGGTGCTGAGCTGACGGGGATAAACCCTCATACCAACTACCTGCTGCTTCTCGAGCTTTATCATAACTTGCTCTAGCTTTTGTCTTTACATCTTGAATAAAAGGATTCATTTACCGTCCACCGTGTCTCGAGGCGTGCAAGAAGAGTTTACCTTGCTGGTTAGTAAGCTTCCTCATCTCCCGGCATGCCTCCCTCGATGCAGGCCTTGGACTAATCCAGGAGTACCTTGCATCATTGTTTGTCTTCTATTTGGCGGAGGAGACATATTTTCTCCAGGAAGAGGTTCTGCTCCTCCCAACATAGGACCAGCTATTACAGCAGCTGAACCAGCAATTAGGGTAGTACTAGGATGGTTGGCCAGGAATTTAGCTGTTCCGCCGGCAACACCTTTAATTACTGGTTTCATCATTTGAGCAACAGGACTATTCCATAACCCAGACCCTACATATTGAGCAGCACTCGCTGCTGTATATGCTGCACCTGTTACGGGTCCATATATGTCTGAAGCTTCTTTGAAGATATTTCTCAACCCTTTAATAGACCTTGAAGGTTCCCAATACTGTCCCCCTGACTTTCCAGCAGAAAACCATTCAGGTGTGTTCCACACAGTAGATGGAGGAGGAGCAAAAAAAGCTCTACTCCCCAAATCGCCAACACCTTTAGCCGTAACTCCTAAAGCTTGAGATAGCCAACCAGGTCTCATAGACCGAACTATATCGGAATGATAAGCAGGAATAGATGCAGCTGGACGCCTAGTTAAAGGCTCACGTCTTTGTTTAAGACTCTGATACTCTTTGTTTGTCTTTAACTGTCTGAATCGATCTGCTAGATTTTGTGCTTGTTTCTTAGGAGCTAGAGGCCCAAATGATGAATAATAACCAGCTTCTACCGTCTGAACTGTTCTACCTCGCCTACGTCCTCTAGCTAAACGTCTCCCTGGTATCCTTTGATACTGAGCTGGAAGGTTTCCTTCTGGCAATAGAGTCAAAGCTTCTAATTCGGCAATACGCTTTTCAACAGCCGGATTCCATACACGAAAACCAGCACTACTTTCAAGATTAGCTAATTGACGAGCAGCATTAGTAGTTGGTTCTGATATAAAAGGTGCTTGACCAATATCTTTTCTTGGGTTAATCCAAATAGCACCACGACTTCCTCCTGTCACTGACTCCCAATATCCACCACTACCTGTGACCCAAGTAGCCCCTCGGCTTCCTCCCGTAACAGGCTCCCAATAACCACCAAATTTACGTATACTTTCAGCTCGTTGTGACTGATAAACTCTTTCTGCTCCTGCTCTGATAGAAGCTTTCACTTCTCCAGGCACAACACTAGTTATTGCTGGTAGAACTGTCGGTTCTTTAGCCAGGACATTAGCTCTATGAACTATACCTTTTCCCAGAGCCTTGACAGCAGGAGGACCAAACATACCCGCCGCAAAACCTATTCCAATACCTTTTACCCATTCTTCTGGACGATTATATTCTTGGCCGGCAGATATTCCCCCAATAACACCACCAACAGCACCTCTAAATAATGGCGTCCAACCAGCATGAAGAGCATTCCCAGTGGCCCGACCCCAACCATAACGCATTGTGTCGCCATAAAGACCAGCTTTGCCAATAGATGGAATGCGCGCTCTATTGGCTGCCATAGCAAAACCTTCGACAACACCTCTTTCAGGACCCTTGAGGCTACCCCATAAGAACCTTGATGCTTGGCGTAATAAACCCATGATATAACCTTATCTTACTTTTACAGGCTGTCCAGTAGGGTCTATATGTCTCTGGCCGGCTCGACGAAGACCTCTCTTTTGAGAACCATTGGCCGCAGACCATAAATCCTGCTGAGCTCTGTTCTGTATACGAGACATTTTAGCTAATCTATTTTTGCGAACACCCATTAAATCAAGCATCTGTTCATCAACAGGCTTTGTTTGGATTATTACTTCTGACCCAGCAGCTTCTGCTCTTTTGATACCAGGATAATACTCTTCAAACTTAGACATTCTGAGAGAATACCGACTTTGTTCTAAATCAACTGGCCGCAATACTCCTTGTTGCAAATCCTCTATTGCAGCTTGAGTAGTAGTCAGTTTCGGTTTAGCAAACCGACTGCTAGGAATACTAATAACTGCCTGGTTTGCTGTAATATCTGTATGCTGAAAGAAAGACTTCAAATCTTTAGCTGTGCTGATATCAGCAAAAGTACCATGTTTCTCCATGATATCATACAACTTATCTGCCTTGATATTTCCAGTAACCAGCAAGTCAACATCTTTAGCTTCTCTCGCCCAATCTCCTCTAACTTGTCTAACTAAAGACTCTCGTGCCATCCCTCCTTTTGCATAAAGTCTTCCGCCAAGAGATTCTACTTCAGATGCCATATGGCGCAGATTAGCAAAACCTTTCTTTGATGGTCGTGATAAGCCTTTAGCTTCAGCTACACCAAAAGCCATAAACTTTTCACCAGAAGACTCTTCGCCATACTTAGTTATACGACCTATCTCAGAAAGGTCCCATGACTTAGGACGAACACCTTTCAGGCGGTAAACCGGCAAATACATATCCATAAACATCTCTGGTTGGTGATGGATCGGATCTAGCACAAACTTCCACTGCTTCATACTAAAACTCATTCTCCGTTGAGCAGGAGTGATCCTAAAACCAGTCACATAGCCCAAATCAGGTATGGACTGTCTCACCTGCCTTCGCCAATGAGAAGGCGTTGCGTAGCTTTCGACCATCTCCTTCACCAAAGAGAACCCCTTCCACAGGTCACCATAGCGACTTTCTCCGAAAGCCGTAATTTCCTTAGCCGTCAATCTAGGTAGCTCGATAGAAGCACGCTGACCATACGCACCTCCAGCTTCCCATTCCAACTTTCCAGTCTTTAGCAAAACTGACTCGGCAGGACGAATCTTGCCTGCCTGCATGATGCGACGAAGATTTTTGGTACTCCATGTGACATGTGCAATAAAGTCATCACCAAACTTAGCTAAGAATCCACGCACCAGACCAGAACCAAAACCATACTGCGGCCGACTGGCCTTGGCCATCCCTTGTTCAGAAAAACCCTGAATAGTATTATAGGCATCATCAAAGCCACTGAATCTATTACTATTTCTCTGTCTGCCCCAT